TAATAAACAAAAAACTGCATCTGATACAACTTCAATTGGAACTTATGGTTTCAAAGCCGAAACCATCAACTCAACTATCCATAACGATGCAGATGCTCAGGATGTGGCTGATCGGTATATTTCACTTCGAGCCTATCCAAAAGCAAACTTTGATAGCATCACATTTCCAATTACTAACCCAGAATTAGATGATGCTGACCGAGATGCTTTACTAGGTATCTTTATTGGACAGCCAATTATGATTACCGATTTACCTACTCAAATTGCCCCTGGAGGACTTTTTGAAGGGTATGTTGAGGGATGGAACTGGAGCACATCTTTCAATCAATTGTTCTTAACCATCAATCTCAGCCCAATTGAATTCTCAGCAGTATTCCAAGACTGGGATGAGGTCAATGCCTCCGAAACATGGAACACATTATCAGGTACAATTACCTGGCAGACAGCGATAGGAGTAATTTCTTAATATGGCAAATACAACCAACTTTGGGTGGGAAACACCAGACAACACTGATCTGGTCAAGGATGGCGCTTTAGCGATCCGAACCCTTGCTGGAGCGATCGACACATCTTTTGTTGGCGTTGCAGTTAATGCACAGACAGGCACAACATACACAGCCGTTTTAGCAGACGGATTAAACAAAGTTGTAACAATGGACAACGCATCTGCAAATGATTTTAAGATTCCAACAGATGCTTCAGTAGCATTCCCAGTTGGCACAGTATTAAATGTTTATTGCAAAGGTGCAGGAACTACAACAATCTCAGCAGTAACATCAGGAACTACAACAATTACATCTGCGGGAGCAGTTGCCGCATCTCCAACACTAGCAACCAAAAAGGCTGCTTCATGTTTGAAAATTGCAGCAAATTCTTGGATCGTGGTGGGCGGAATTGCCTAGTTTATTGCTTGGTTTTTTTGCTGGCGCTGCACAATTACCACTAACAGTTGATTATTTAGTAATCGCTGGCGGTGGCGGCGGTGGCGGTGGAGTTAGAAGCGGTGTTGGTGGTTCAGGTGGTGGTGCAGGTGGTTATCGCACTTCATTTGGGACTTCAGGCGGCGGTGCATCTGCACAAAGTTCATTAAATTTATCTTCAGGAATTTCTTACACTATTACTGTTGGCGCAGGTGGCGCAGGTGGCGTATCTTCACCATCACAAGGTTCATCATCCTCAGTAAGTGGTTCAGGAATTTCTACTGTTACGACTGTTGGTGGTGGTAAAGGTGCATCATGGACTGTAAACGCTGGTAATGGTGGTTCAGGTGGTGGTGCGGCTTGGACTTACGCTAAAGGAACTGGAACTGCAAATGAAGGTTTTGATGGTGGAAACACACCAGGTCAAGTCAATGCTTCATCAGGCGGTGGCGGTGCTGGCGGTGCTGGCGGTCAAGCATCAGGTAATACACCAGGCGCAGGTGGAGTTGGTGTTGCATCAACAATTACTGGATCATCAATAACAAGAGGTGTTGGTGGTGATGGTGGAAAGTTTTTAGAACCTGGATCAACCGGCGCAAATGGAACTGCTAATTATGGCAATGGTGGATTTGGTGCAAACATTTCAGATGTTTCAGGTTTTGATTGGGCAGGTGGTAATGGTGGTTCAGGCGTTGTGATTTTGCGTTATCCTAATTCTTACACTATTACAATTGGTGCTGGTTTAACTGGATCAACTGCAACAGATGGATCATCTAAAGTTACAACATTAAGCGCTGGCACAGGAAATGTGAGTTTTGCATAATGGCACATTACGCATTTTTAGATGATACAAACACAGTTGTCCAAGTTATTGTCGGTATTGATGAAACTGAACTTATTGAAGGTTTAGATCCTGAAACTTGGTATGGCAATTTTAGAGGTTTAACATGCAAGCGCACTTCATATAATGGAAAAATTAGATATAACTACGCAGGAATTGGTTATACATACGATGCAATTGATGATGCATTTATCGCTCCAATGCCTGAATGTGGTCATGAAGAATTAACTCTTAACCAAACCAATTTCCGTTGGGAATGTTCAAATGAGGAGCATGTAATTGAAGTGGTGGCTTAGTAAATCTGCCGTTCAGTTTCGTGAGCAGGTAGATGATAATTTCCCTGATCGGGATAGGCGTTCAGATGGAACTCTGGGCGACGCTCGCCATGCACTTAAACCTAGTTCGCACAACCCAGATCCTAAAACTGGCGTAGTTCGTGGCTTGGATATTGATGCCGATTTGCGTTTAACTAAATCTATCTCAATTGACCTGGCTGAACAATGCCGACTTTATGCAAAGGCAGATCCTAAAAAACGCATCGAATACATCATTCATAATGCTAAAATATGTTCTGCTAAAGGTAATTGGAAATGGCGTGCTTACAAAGGCGTGAACCCACACAAGCATCACATCCATTTTACTTTTAGCCCTGCGGGAGATCAGGATTCATCATTTTTCGATGTTCCACTACTCGGAGGTAAGTTATGAAACTAAGCAAGAAACACAAGGCAGCAATCAAGTCATACCTGCGAGCAGTAGCAGCAGCCGGAGTTACAGTTGCATTAGCAATTGTGGGTGATGTTAAGCCAGAGTACGCAGTTCTTCTAGGATCTGTAATCGCTCCTATAATTAAAGCGTTAGATCCAGCAGAAAAAGAATTTGGCATAACGACCAAACTATGAGCCAATCAGAATTTTTTACTCTTTACTTTGCAACGATTGGCATAATTGGGGGTTTTGCTAGTTACGTCATCACACATCTACTTAATGAGATTAAACGTCTCAATGGGCGTGTCGATGAAATCTATAACATTCTTCTTGAGCGATAATTAAAAACATGGCAGCCAAAAAGAAACCTACCAAGTATGTCCGGAAAAGCACTGCTCGTAAAGAAACGACAGCGTTGGATATGCACGCCATAGCACTGCATGAATGGTATCAAGCACTGCGCAGGTCAGGTTTCAGCGTTGAAGTGGCACTGGGTTTAATGGATAACAAAAATGCCATGCCTGATTGGCTAATTCCACAAACAGCCGATACGGACATAACCCCGTTCCACGATGACGATGAGGATGAGGACTAATACATTAAGCGATACTTGGTTATCTCGGATTTACAGATCCCCTATCACCATGAAGTAGCAGTAAAAAATGTAATTAAGTTAGCCAGACGGGAGAAATTCGACAGTGTTCTTTGCGTTGGCGATGAAATCGATTTTCAAACAATCAGTCGTTGGGCTGAAAAAACACCTTTGGCTTATGAGCAGACTTTGCACAGAGATCGTGAGCAGACTCAGCAAATTCTTTGGGATCTCACCGAGCACGCTCGAGAGGCTCATATTGTCCGTTCTAATCATACTGATCGCCTATACAACACTTTATTAAAGGTGCCTGGCTTAATCAGCCTGCCTGAATTGCAGTATGACAAGTTCATGGATTTTGCCACAATGGGCATTCAATTCCACAAAACCTTTTACGAGTTTGAAAAGGGTTGGCTACTTGGTCATGGCGATGAGGGCAACACAAATCCCAACGCAGGCTTGACTGCCCTTAATTTGGCTAAAAAGGTCGGTAAGAGCGTTTTAATTGGGCATACGCACAAATTGGGTCTAAGTTCGTTTTCTGAGGGCTTAGGAGGGCATTACAGGACGATTTACGGCATTGAGGCAGGCAACCTGATGGACAAGAAACAAGCCAGTTATACTAAAGGTATAGCGAACTGGCAAATGGGCATTGTGATCTTGGATTGGGATGGCAAAAACATGACTCCTACGCTGATCCCAATTAACAAAGATGGATCATTCACAGCTCTTGGCAAATCCTATGTCTAGAGAAACCGACTACAAGCCACGCACAATCGATGAACAGATTGATGCCGTTGATAACAGTATTGTTATTTAACACGCCCAACACATTTACCAGATTGTCGCTGATTTAAGCCACACTAATCCCAACAGGCAAAAGCCTGAGATCGGGAGCAAAATGGAAAACATAACAGACATCCAAGCAGCTGCTATTGCCATGATTACATTTGTGGTTATTTACAGTTTTCTTGCTTGGCGTGAAGATCGAATGAATAAGAAAACAGATGAAGCATGGCGTGCTGGTTATGAACAAGGCATGAAAGTGGTTCAGAAGAATGTCCGCTAATCGTGATGCGCTATTCGCAGAAGCAACAATACTTACACAAGATCGAGGTCGAATTTATGGATCTCCATATACCAACCACAAGCGAATTGCAGACATCTGGTCAGGAATTCTCGACATGCCAATTACAGCTCACCAGGTTGTGCTTTGTATGGTCGGGCTCAAGATCGCTCGTTTGGTTGAAACACCAACACATCATGACAGCGTTGCAGAT